GGTAGTATTACCCCAAGTACCTGCTTGCTCACCTGTAGCTATGAGCTGCAATCTTAAACTGGTTGAATAGGTGGATGCCATGTAAAAATCCTTATATCATTAGTTAATATTATAGTCAATTTTATCGTTATTGACTATCATTTATTGGGTTCCAAGTCGATGTTTCTGTATTATTAACCATACCCCATGTGCTATTTGTAGGGGTATTAATAATTGTCCAAGTACCAGAATTGTTATTATTTACTAATACCCACGTATTAGTCTGACTATTCGCATTAGCTTGCCAATTATTTGCTTCAGTATTATTAACATTTGACCATCCTTTAGTTGTGTATAAATCTAATAATCCTAAAGTTTCTAGGGTTGATGCTAAAAAATTAGCTTTGCTTGTTATTGAATCTGCTAGTGAGGCATTTTCTGTTATAGAGTATATAATTTGTTTTATTGCTACATTACTATCTGCATACTGAGCATCTTCTGTTATAGTAAATATAAAAGCATTGGTTAGTGTTTCTATATCAGCTAATGTAGTGGCTTCAGTTATACTGTTTACAAACTGAGCTGTAATTGAAACTAAATCAGCTAAACTAAAGTTTTCAGTAATACTTTCTAAAGCATTAAACTGTTGAGTATTTAAATCAGTAAATACGGCATTTTCAGTTAAACTTTCCAAGAATGTTGATAGCTGGGTGCTAAAATCAGCCAAAGTCATTGGCTCTGATATTGTTTCTTGGAATGTAGAAACTTCAGTATTAAAGTCATTTAATATGACATTTTCACTAAATGAAACTAAAAAGTTATACTGTTGTGTAGATGAATCATTAAAGCTTACATTTTCAGTATCAGATACACTAAACTGGGCGGTGATTGTTAGAACATCTGTAATTCCAGCATTGTCAGTAAATGTAACCGCAAATTGAGCTGATATGGTAGGTGTATCATTTAGCGTTGCATTCTCAGTAATACTTTGTAAAAACTGAGATAATTCACTATTTAAATCAGCTAATGTAGTATTTTCTGTAATACTAAAAGGGTAATAATTTCCCCCTAAAGCTACAAAAGGGCTTTGAGAGAATACATTTAAACCAAACATGTTATACGACTACCCAGCGAGATCCAGATGGTACAGTTACTGTAACTCCGCTTGAAACTGTAATTGGGCCTGCACTCATTGCATTAGAACCAGAAGGTATAGAATAAGATGTTGCAATGGTTGCTTTATTGACTACTAGACCATTTGTTGCGTTTACTTGTGGTGCATTTAATGTACCAGCTGCTATATATGTTTGTGTTGTAGAGCTATTACCTATTACTGTTGTATTAGAGCCAAGACCTGTTTGGTTATAACCTATAACAATTTCATTAGTATCTGCCGCAGTAGATGCTTGTGCTTGATAACCTACAAATATGTTATTTGTGCCTGTGGTAAGAGCAGTTCCTGCGTAACCTGCTTGATAACCAATCGCAGTATTATTGCCACCTGTTGCTGAATATAAAGCCATATATCCAATACCTGTTAAAGCATTGGATGTTGAATTACTTGCTAATGCTCCTGCTCCTACAGCAGTTAAATAATTTCCTGAAGTATTAGCATTTCCATTTGCTATACCCCCTGCATTTTGTCCTCCTACAAAAACATTATATGCTCCTGTAGTATTAGCATAACCTGCAGCAGCTCCGTAACCTACATTAAATCTACCTGAAGTAGTATTAACTAAACATTGAAAACCTGTTGCGGTATTTCCTGTAGCTACTGTATTTGCTGTTAAAGCCTGATATCCCACAGCAGTATTTTGTGTTCCACTTGCTAAAGATGCCACAGGAACGCTAAATCCACTACCTGTTCCACCAATAGATGCGGCAGGTGCTGTTAATACTGTGGTTGTGTCTTTAAAGCCTACGCCATTAGATGTAAGTGTTACAGATGTTACTGCACCGCCTGATACTACGATAGTAGCGGTTGGGTATGTAGTGGCAGTAGAACCTGACGATAATGTCATGACTACACCAGTATATGTTCCTGCGGTGTATCCTGTTCCACCTGTAATAGTGCCTAGTGTGGCTACGTTGGTGGTGTTATTTTGTAGAGAACCATAACCAATTGCAGTTAAATTTCCTGTTATGGTATTGTTATAAAGAGATTGCCAACCTACCGCAGTATTAGCACTTGCTGTTGTATTATACCAAAGTGAGTTATATCCAATAGCAATATTATTACTACCTGATATATTTAATCTAAGCGCATTATGTCCAACACCTGTATTTTGATTGCCTGAAGTATTTGCATATAATGTAGCTTGACCAATACCAATGTTTTGATTGCCATTATTGTTACTTAATAATGCAGATGAACCAATAGCAACATTCTGTACGCCACCTGTTAAAGATGCAAGAACTTGATAACCTAATCCTGTATTATTTCCACCTGTTGCTGTTGCATTTAGTGCTTGGTAGCCAACAGCCATATTCGTGCTTACATTTCCCCCACCCAATCCAACAGTAACTGTGTTAAATGTAGAGTCAGCAGTTGTAGTTAAAGCACCAGCACTAGATAAATACATCTTCTCTGTAGGAGATGCACCGTTAGCGCTTATATAGAAACTTAATTTAGAAGTAGGTGGATTAACGTTGAATGTTAAAGCGTTTAATTGCATGTATGCTTGTGATGCTACTGCACCTGAAGCACTGTTCCATGCTGAAGCTGTAAAGCCTATAACAGGGCTATTTAAGAAACCGCCTGCAAATGCTGGGTAAGGTTGATAAGCCCAAATACCGCCTGTTGTTGGTGATGTAGATGCATTAGCACCGCCTGATGCGTAAATATTGCTAGATGATCCAATACCACCTACTACTGTTAAAGCACCTGTAGTGTTAGATGTAGAGTTAGTTGTTCCGCCAATAGCTACAGAGCCACTAGGAACAGAGATGTTGTTAGTGGTGGTTACTGCTGTTGTGGTTGTGGGTGTGTAGGATGATGCTACAGAGCCTAATTCTAACTGAGCTCCCCATGTATATACATATTCAGTTCCTGTTGCACTCCATGATCTTGTATTAGCAGTTCCTGATCCTGATAAATAAAATTCAGGATAATTTGTGCCTGCTGTTCCAATAGCTGTAGTAATTGAGCAACGATACCACCCACTTCCAACGGATGTAATAGATGATGTTACATTGGCATTAGTAAAGCCTACTGTGCCTGTAGATAAATTAAATGTAGCACCTAAAACACCTGTATTAGAAAAATCTAATGTTACAAAGTTATATGTTCCAGCTTTAAAGTATTGTGAATAAGTATATGTTGCCGCAGCATAAGTAGCAATTTCATATAAGCCGTGAGAATTATTAACATTTTGAGCTAATATTTTAGCCGCAGTTGATGTTCCATCAGGTGCTGTTGTGTTATTATCTGTAACAGTAACACCACCACCAGCATAAGTTTGAAACCAAGTTGCTCCAGTAAATGCTTGTGAATAGGTTATTAAATTATTCCCACCCTGTAAGTAGAGTTGTTTGTCTACTATGTTGTTATTAAATATTGAGGTAGAAGGTGTTACGACACCATTAAGAGGATCATTATAGACTGCTTGAGATGATGGATAATCAATCCATACATTCACTGAAGAACCAAATGTAGATACTGCTGAACCAGAGTTACTTGAGGATAATATTGTAGAACGAGTTAGGGTAGGACCTGTAGACGAGTAAATACCAATACCAACTTCCCAGTTAGTACCGTCTGATGATCCATAAAATACAGTGTTACCGTTGGTGATACCAGCAGTAGCAAATGATTGATAACCCGTTACAGCTGAACCAAGAGTAAAACTTACTGTGGTATTAGCTGTAGCGGTTACCTGGACTCTGTCTGCTATTTGAAGAGCCATTTAAGCTCCTTAACTTGTTGCAGTTGTGGAGTATGTGACTGCTACTGTGTCTCCTACTGTTGTAGCTTTAGGTGTACCAAATGCACCAGCACTATATAAAGTACCTGTGGTAGATGATTGTGTATTAACTGCGCCTGTTCCTGTAACTAAGAAACATCCACCTACTGTACCACCAGCACCAGTAATGGTGTATGTAATAGCAGTTGCAGATAGGGTTACAATGTTTGAACCTGGTGTAGTATTGTTATTGCCAGTTGCTGTTGCAAATACAGCTGTACCACGCACTGCTGAACCACCTACTGTGTAGTTAGTAAATTCTGTCCATCCAGTGTGAGATGTCATAGTGTCTGTAGGTGAGAATGTATTTGAAGAACCAGATACTAAACCTAAGTATGGACCTACTAAAGTATATCCAGATGCAGTATAAAGTAAGGTATTAAGCATTAAAATCTTACCTACTTGCACTACTTGGTTATCAAATTGTTCTTCCCATTTTAAATTGCCATCTTTATCACGGCAAATAACATGGTATCTTCCTTCAATACCAAATGATTCATTCGTCACTCCACTGGTATTTAATGTGGCTATAGCGTGATCACCTGAGCCTTGTTTTTCTCTAATCATAATTACTCCTTAACTTATACGAAGAACAGCAGATGATGATGTTGCTGTTGGAAATGTTATTGTAAATGTATTTAGTGCTGTTTTAGAACTACCAAAATTTAATACAGCAACGGATGCTCCTGTGCCGCTATTATATATCAAAGCTCCTGATGTTGTAAAACTTGCAGGAGACCAAGTTACATTATTAAAAGACCAAAAGGCAGTATTGTTTGTTGTATCACCTACAACAGGAACTATTGTTAAAACTTGTCCGCCTGCAGTATATCCTGTACCTGTAACTTCATTAGTAGAAGTATATGCAGTGGTTGTACTATCTAAACTAGCGTTACCATTGTATAAAGCAATTTTATAAACATTAGTAGATGTTGAACTAAAGTTTTCTGCTCCACTAGCTAAATTAACTTTAAACGTAGTTGTTTGCGTTTGAATAATTGACATTATAGATTATTATATTTAAGTTTAGTTTGACCTTCACGGTATGCATCACCACGTTCAAGACCATCACCAAGACGTTTAAGTTGTGCTAAAGCTTCTTGATACTTTTGTTCATAATAGGTAACTAAATCTTGTTCGCCTTTCATGAAAAGCATAGCTTCACGCATAGCACCATAAAATAATACAGGATCATAATTATTACCTAGCCATGAAGTACCTGTAGGATTATTGATTGCATTTACAGGAACTGAAAAGTTAGAACCTGAATTACCTAGATATGATGGACTTACAGATAATACATCTCCAACTACATAACTTGAACCGCCATTAACTACAGTTACTGAAGTTACTGTACCAGATGAACTTACTACTATTGTAGCTATAGCACCTGAACCATTACCGCCAGTCATAGGTACATTCTCATAGGTTCCTTGTACATAACCCGTACCTGCTGTAATTGCACCAAATCCTGATATAACACCTTGAACAATACTAACTGGATAATAAAAATAATGTAATTCTGTTGAATAATTACTATCAGGTGTTGGGCCTAATATAAAAGACAATGAATTTAAATCATTATATTGCGTGCCAAATAAAGCATAGTACTGTGGAGTACCTTGAAAGCTAGAATTAGGGTATGCTTCCCTAATAAAGTTAACATCTTTATTTAACAAATAACTATATGTGCCTGAAGAATCTATAACAGCAATA